ATGACAAACGAGCAGCAAGCGTTAGCGGAAATGCCTATCTGGCTGGTGATCGCACTGGCGCTGATTGGCGGTGTATCCGGCGAAATGTGGCGCGCCGACAAGGAGGGCGCCCGCGGTTGGTCGCTGGTCCGGCGCCTGGCCCTGCGGTCTGGGGCGTGCATGGTCTGCGGGGTCTCGGCATTGATGCTGTGCTACGCCGCCGGCATGTCGATCTGGACCGCCGGCGCCATTGGTTGCCTGACGGCCATGGCCGGCGCGGACGTCGCCATCGGCCTTTATGAACGCTGGGCGGCCAAGCGCATCGGGGTCAACGAAGCGCCCACATCCCGCTCGGATCAGCAGTAACTGCTGCAAGGACGCAACTGATGACACTTATCGAAAAAACCTCCCAACTGCCTGTAGCCATTGAGGGGGCGCTGAAGCGTGCCTTCCCGCAACTGCAGGTAGGCAACCACCAGGACGTTGGCGGCGCCGGGGATCACACCGGCGTGCTGATCAGCGTGGAACGCAACGGCCCCGGCGTGCGTTCCCGCGAAGGGCGCAAGGCGCATGCCTTGTCGGTATCACTCAGGGTTACGGTCGCCAGCGCGGCGGCGCCTTTTGACGCGTGTGACCTGGCCAGCCAATTGATGGACCTGGCCCTGGATAACCGCTGGGGCCTGCCGTCGGACCAGTGCGATTTACCCACGGCTGTCGTCGCGGCGCCCTCTGGGCTCGCCAGCGCCGAAACGGACTACGACACCTGGACCGTGTCTTTCACCCAAACCCTCTATCTCGGCCCGTCATTGATCGAGGATCCCACCGGCATACCGCTGTTTGCCCGCACCTGGGAAGTCTCGGACATCGACGATCCGGATCAATATCGGCCCCTGCAGGAGTAGTCCATGTTCGACGCATTGTTACGCATGCAATTGGGGCCGATTGTCGAGCGCCTGGCGGAAATGGAAGCCCAGCTCGAAGACCTGTATCGACGCGCGGACAGTTTCTGCCGCATTGGCGTGTGCCAGGAGGTCGACGCCGCCAGCAATACCTGCAAGGTCAGCCATGGTGAGTTGCTTACCCCGGCGATTCGGTTCTTCAACCCCAGCGCCGGTGCGCAGACCGAAACCCGTATTCCGTCGGTGGGCGAGCAATGCCTGTTGCTTAACTACGGCGGCGGGGAAGGGGGCACGCAGTCGGTGGCGCTGTTCGGGCTGAACAGCAGTCTGTTTCCTCCCGTGTCCAGCGTCGCCTCGCTGACCCGGCGGCGCCATCAGGATGGCACCCAAAGCGACTACGACGATGCCAGTCACACCTTCAACTGGATTAACGGCCCAACCACGTTCAGCGGATCCCGCGAACAGGTCGACGTCAAGGTCGGCGCTGCCAGCGTGACCCTGAGTGCCCAGGGCATCACCCTGCAACTCGGCGCCACCGGCCTCACGCTGGATGCCGTCGGCGTGCATTTGAGCGGCCCGCTGGTGGATCACCAGGGCCGCGTGATCAGCCGCGCATAAGGATTTGCCATGATCGGAATCGATAGGAACACCGGGGCAGCCGTGGATGACTGGCTGCAATTCGTACAGCGTGCCACCCGAGCGCTGACCACCCCCTTGAGCACTCGCCAGAAGCGCCCGTTGTACGGCTCGATGATCCCGCAACTGCTCGGCCAGAACCTTGGCGATGACCTGTTGATCCTCGCCCAAAGCCACGCGGCGCAAGCGTTCTACAACCGCCAGAACGGCATTGCCGACTTCCAGCCCCAGGTCATCGTCGCCACCCGCCAGGGCGCCGGGTTATTGCTGCGTTTTGCCGGTACCTGGAAAAACCGCCAACAATCCTTCGAGGTCGTGACATGAGCATGCTGATCCCAGGCCAGAACCAATTGGCGGAGCCGGCGATTATCGCGGTCGATGAGTTCGAACCGCTGCTGGCGGAGTTCAAGGCGTTTGTCGTCGACTACGTCGCCACCCGCGCGCCGCAAAGCGCGGCCAGACTCAAGGTCAGCCTCGACAACGAGAGCGAGCTGCTGACCCTGGCCCTGGAAGCTTTTTGCGTACGCCTGCAAACCCACGAACGCAAATACAACGCCCGCATCAAGCAGATGCTGGCGTGGTGGGCCACCGGCAGCAACCTGGATGCACGCCTGGCCGATATGGGCCTGGAGCGCCAAGTGCTCGACCCCGGCGACCCGGCGGCTTTCCCACCGGTGCCACCCACCCTGGAAAGCGACGACGACGCGCGCTTGCGCTATTACCTGGCGCCTCACGCGCCGGCGGCGGGTTCGCGGATGCAGTATCGCCGCGAAGTCTTCACCCTCGGCGAGCGGCCGTCGGTCAAGGTGCAAAGCGCCACACCGGGCGTGGTGACCGTCAGCTACACCTTCGATCCGGACGGCTACGCGGCCCGGGTCAAGGATGGCAACGGACGGCGCACGGCGCCTGGCGAAGTGATGGTCACCGTGCTTTCAAGGGAAGGAGACGGCACGCCGTCCGCCGATTTGCTTGACGGCGTGCGTCGACATTTCGCACGGCCCGATGTACGGCCTGAGACCGACCTGGTCACCGTCCAAGGCGCACAAATCCTGCCGTACAAAATTCGCGTGGTGGCCAGGATCAACGCCGGTCCGGATTCCGGACTCACCCAAGTCGCCGCGCAGAAATTGCTGCAAGGCTATGCAGCGTCCTGCCATCGCCTGGAAGGACGGGTGGACCCAAGTTGGATCGACTATGCGATCCACAGCGCCGGCGCCGCGCAATTGCAGATCCTCGAGCCGCTGGCGCCGATCATCAGCACGGCATTCCAGGCCCCGTATTGCAGGGGCGTCGAGGTGGAGGTGCGCACGCTATGAGTGAACCCAAAGCGAGCTTGTTGCCTGCCAACAGCTCACCGCTGGAGAAGGCTTTGGACCTGGGGTTTGGTACGTTGCTGGAGCGGGTCACCCCACCGTTTCCCGAACTGATGGACCCGGATCGTACACCCGCGGCGTTCTTGCCCTACCTGGCGGCGGACCGGGCGGTCAACGAGTGGAGCGCCACAGCCCCTGAGGCCGAGAAGCGCCTGACCGTCAAACTCGCCTGGCCCACCGCGTGCCGGGCCGGCACCCGGCAGGCCTTGGAAAATGCCGCCAAGGGACTGCAACTCAGCCCTGAAGTGCGCGCCTGGTACGAACAGAAACCACCGGGCGTGCCCTACAGCTTTGCCGTACGCGCCTGGACCGATTTGCCCTACAGCGAAACCATCGATGCCCGACTCGACCGCCGCTTGGCCGATGCCAAAAGCGAACGCGACATCCTGTCGATCTCCGTGGGACTGAGCGCTTTCGGCCGTCACAGCATTGGCGCCGCCACGCTGTGCGGCGAACTCACCATGATCTACCCAAACGTGCTGGCGGGCGTCGAGGCCTCGGGCCGCGCCTTTATGGCGGCCGGTCTGTACAGCGTCGAAACCACCACCCTTTATCCACAGGAGCACTAAATGGCTGACTATTACACCCTGCTCACGAATGCGGGGATCGCCTACGAAACCGCCTGCAAGGCCGCTGGCGTGCCGATCAAACTGGCGCAGATTTCCGTCGGTGACGGCAACGGTGCCGTCTACAACCCCGACGCCAACGCCAAGGCGCTCAAGCGCGAAGTCTGGCGCGGGCCGCTGAATGCGCTGTTCCAGGACGAGAAAAACGCCAACTGGCTGATGGCCGAAGTCACCATTCCATCGGATGTCGGCGGCTGGTATGTGCGGGAAGCCGGACTGTGGACGGACACCGGGATCTTGTATGCCGTCGTTAAATATCCGGAGTCGTATAAACCGGTGCTGGCGACATCGGGATCGGGGAAAGAGTTTTATATTCGCTCAATCTTTGAGACGAGTAATGCGTCGATCGTGACGCTGCTGATTGATGACACGGTGGTGAAGGCAACTCGGGCTTGGGTGATGGACTACCTGGCGAAGGGGACGTATTCCAAGGCTGAGATTGAGGCGATGATTGCCAAGGCTTCGGCGTTGCCAGTGGGATCTGTAATCGCGTTCCCTGTGGACAAAATCCCGCCGGGTTTCTTCGAGTTAGATGGGAGTGTAAAGAGCGCTGCGGCTTATCCCGATTTATCAAGCTTTCTAGGCTCAGCTTTCAATAAAGGTGATGAAGGGGCTGGGAATTTTCGACTGCCGGAATCGCGTGGTGAATTTTTGCGTGGCTGGGATCATGGGCGCGGGGTTGATCCAGGCCGTGTGATCGGCAGCGGCCAGGCTCAGTCTGTGCAGAAGCACGATCACGCTATGTGGTCAGGGGGCTCCTACGGCAGCACCAATCCTGCAGGCGGTGGTGCAGCGGCTGCGTGGGTTAATGGCGCAGTAAGCGACATGAGGACTGGTATCACTGGTTCGGATGAGACGCGTCCACGCAACTTGGCGGTCATATGGTGTATCAAGGCCTGGAGTGCACCAATCAATCAGGGAAGTATCGACATTGCCGCGTTGGCGTTGCTTGTGTCGCAGGCAACTGAGGTCAAGCAAGGTACTGCGAAAGTTGGTACGCAACCCCAAGTAAATGCTGGGGTAAATGACGAAGTTATAGTAACGCCAAAAAAACTTCGTTTGGGCTTTGCTGCTTCGCTTACAGCCAACGGATACCTCATGTTCCCCTCTTGGCTAGGCGGCCTGACAATCCAATGGGGCAGCGTAACTTCGTCAGCGGCAGCGCTGAGTTTTCCAATAGCATTCGCCACGAACTGCACCTATCTGGGAGCTACTGTGAATGTTGACGCCAACTCGGGGGGCGGCGGTACGGAGTACATGACGATGGGAACAGTCATATCGAACACGCAGTTTAAAATGCGGACGGGCACTGTAAATGGCGTTCCTGTTAGATGGTTGGCAGTTGGTTACTGAGGAGTTTCCCATGTATTACTTTGATCCCCGTACATCAGGTTTTTATTTGCATAAAGTTGACGGTGCAGTGGCACTTTCAAATGAAGCCTATTGGTTTTTGATCGGCGGCCAGTCAGAAGGCCGCGTCATTGTCATAGGTAATGACGGTCAGCCAGTGTTGAAAGTGCCAGAAAAGACTCATGAAGAGCTGCTCGTAGAGGCGAATGCGAGAGCGAATACCCTACTCGCCGTTGCGACTACACGGATTGCTCCATTGCAAGACGCCGAAGACCTTGGTGATGCCTCTCTACTCGAAATTGCTCTACTCAAACAGTGGAAGCAGTACCGCGTTGACGTCAATCGAGTTTCAGATCAAACGGGCTACCCCATGAATGTCGATTGGCCAGCCCCCCCGGCCTGATCAGCAACTAAACCATTACAGCCGCCATCGAGCGGTTTTTTTGTGCCTGGAGATCCCACCTATGACCCACCGCCAAACCTACACCGTCCTCATCCCATTCCCAACCGAAGCTGGCCATTGGTCCACCGTCGGCGAGGAACTGGACCTGCTGGACGTCGAAGCATCCGCCCTGCGCACCGCCGGCCGCCTGGAACTGACCAGCGTCCTCAACGCCACCCCGGCCAAAAAGGCCACTACCAAGAAGGCTGACTAACCATGGCTGAGGTTCTGAACTTCGAGCACAACGGCATCACCGTCAATGCCACCGAATCCCCCGAGGCCATGGGTGGCCTTGGCGACAATGTGATTGGGCTGGTCGGCACCGCGCCGAATGCCCATGCGTCGATCCCAAAAAACGCGCCATTCCGTATCAACAGCTTCACCACCCAGGCGCTGCTGGACCCCACCGGCGCGGAGACAGGCACGCTGTTCCACGCGGTCTACCAGATCCTCAAAGTGGTCAAGGTGCCGGTCTACGTGGTGATCGTGGAGGAGGGCGCCACCCCGGCGGACACCCTCAACAATGTAATCGGCGGCAACGAGCCGGTCACCGGTCGCAAGCTGGGCCTGGCGGCACTGGCCAGCGTGCCGGAAGACCTGACCATTATCGGCGCCCCAGGCTTCACCGGTACCAAGGCTGTGGCGGGTGAGTTCGCGGCCTTCGGCAAGCGCATCAAGGCCCGTGTGGTGCTGGATGGCAAGGACGCGGCGGTGGCCGACCAGGTGACCTACAGCGGCGAACTGGGCGGTGCCGAGCTTGGTTTCGACCGTTGCCTGCTGGTGCACAACATGCCGTCGGTGTACTCCAAGGCGGCGAAGAAAAACGTGTTCCTTGCGCCGTCGTCCCTGGCGATCGCTGCGCTGGCCAAGGTCAAGCAATGGGAAAGCCCGGGTAACCAGGTGACGTTCGCCGAGGACGTTTCCCGCGTGGTCGAGTACAACATCCTCGACACCTCCACCGAAGGCGACCTGCTCAACCGTTACGGCGTGAGCTACTACGCCCGCACCATCCTCGGCGGTTTTTCGCTGCTGGGTAACCGCTCCATCACCGGCAAGTTCATCAGCTATGTCGGGCTGGAAGATGCCATCAGCCGCAAGCTGGTCAAGGCGGGCCAGAAAGCCATGGCCAAGAACCTCACCAAGTCCTTCATGGACCAGGAGGTCAAGCGCATCAACGACTGGCTGCAAACCCTGGTCGCCGACGAAACCATTCCCGGCGGCAGCGTGTACCTGCACCCGGAGCTCAACAGTGTCGAGAAGTACAAGAACGGCACCTGGTTCATCGTCATCGATTACGGCCGCTATGCGCCGAACGAACACATGATTTATCAACTCAACGCCCGCGATGAAATCATCGAGCAGTTCCTGGAGGACGTTCTCTAATGTTTACCAATCGAGTCAGACAGGCCATTGCGGCCACCCTTCAAGGCCTGCCGTTGTCCGCCACGGTCGAGGAGTTCACTCCGCCGAAGATCGAGTTCGACATGGAGTCCATGTCCGGCGGGCGCTTTATCGCCGAAGAAATGGCCAAGAGCGGCAAGGTGCTCAATGCCACCCTGGTGCTGCAAGGTGCCGGCCCGGAAATCATGCTGGCCCTGGGCGTGCGCCTGGGGGATGACATCCTGCTGAACGTGCGGGAAGCCGGGCAGGATCAGGACGGCAAGACCTACTTCACCTATCACACGGTCGGCGGCAAGCTGAAATCCCTGGTCGAAGCCAAGTTGAAGATGGGCGACAAGGCTCTCACCACGCTTGAGCTGTCCTGCCGCACTTACAACCGCCTGGAAAACGGCATCCCGGTCATCGACATCGACGTGCGCACCCAGAAGTTCGTGCTCAATGGTGTCGACATCCTCGGCGATGCCCGCCGCGCGGTGCTGATGCCGTAACTCCCCGGGGGCGGGCGTGCTCGCCCCTTACTTCATCAAGGAATTGCCCCATGGCCTGGATGCCACCGCTGCACCTCCTGCTGTCTCCGATCACCGCCGACACCGGCGCGACGATCCAGCAGGTGCAACTCAAGCCGCTGTACTACGCCGCGCAAAAAGAAGCGCTGGCCCGGGCCGGTGACGACGAGGACGATCAGTTTTTCGAACTGGCGAAACTCGCCACCGGCCTGTCGGAAAAAGAGCTCGACCAGCTCAAGCGCCCGGACTACGTGACCATCGCCCAATACGTACATGAGATGTCGACGCGCCCTGCGTCGTTTTTCCGCGGTGAGGCTGAGGAATCGGCCCACGACCAGCCGGTCCGATTGTTGCTGCCCCTCGAGGCTGCGGGTCGCAGCCTCACCGTTCTGCCCCTGGAAATGCCCGCCCTGCGCGCCACCAAGGTGATGAAAAAACTCCCCACCAACAAAGAGCGCGCCGAGTTCATCACTGCTCACTGCACTGGCCTGATGATCCCCGATCTTGCCGGCCTGACTGTGCCCGATTGGACGGAACTGCAGGAGCGTATCGACGATTTTTTAAATCAACCGGCGGACTTCTTTCGCAACGCGACATCGATGTAATCCTCGATGTGGTGCCGCTGGTGTATTCGGTCAATGAAGCGGAGATCCTTGCTTGGGACGCCGCAAAAGCATTACGCCGCTACGACATCGCGATCACTCGGCTTGGCGTTAAACAGGAGTAGAGCGGGATGCAAGAGACTAAATACGGGATCAAGCTCGTCCAGGAAGACCTGCGCTGGATGTTCGGCGAGGCGGATCTGGGCAATGCACTCGCCCCGTTTTCCACACGTGCTGTGGCGCCTGTAAGCCTGGAGGCTGCATCGCACCCGCAGTTTACGCTCGGCTCTACGTTGGCCACGCTGAGTGTGGATATCAATGCCCTGACGCAGGAGCAAGTGCGGCTGCGTGAGACGTTGGAAACGCTCAATAGTACGTTGTTCATCAACAGCAACTCTTTGGCACCGAGAGAGGCTGGTGTCACTGCGGGCGCGTTGAAAAATGAGCCGAAGGCGCCGCCTGCCGATCCTTCTGCCGACGCGGGCAAGTCGGCCTTGGATACGTTATGGGACTCTGCCAAGAGCAAAGCCGCGGATAAACTTATTGATCTTGCTATCGACAAGATTGGCAAGATGATCAAAGGCCGTAAAAAAATCGGTGGGCGCGGCTCACCGCTTCGTCGTGTGTCCGAACGCACCGGTAACTGGGTAGGGGGCTCGCAAATGGGCTTTCATTCGGGAGCCCCCTTGCAAGGCTTGCAATCCTTTGTCGGTGCAGTGCCCAGCTCGTCGAATATCCCCGCCGGTGGACTAACCGGAGTACTTGCCAAACTTGAGTCAACCGGCGTTCGCCGACTTGGCCCCCTGAAATATGCCTCCGTCGCCACTGACGTGATCCAAGGTGTCCGCAATGGCGACGCAAAAGCCGTCGGCTCAGGCCTCAGCACCGCCGGTGGCGCCTGGGCCGGTGCCTCCGCAGGTGCGGCCATTGGCACGATGGTTTTTCCTGGTGTTGGTACTGCTGTCGGGGGGGCAATCGGTGGTTTGCTGGGCAGTGAGGCGGGAGCCTGGCTCGGTAACCAGTTGTTCGGCTCAAGTGATCGCCTGCCAACGCCCGGTGCGGTGAGCAAGGAACTCAGCGGTGCACGCACGGACAACGTGCAAGTGACCCTCGCCCCGAGCATCCAGATCACCGGTGTAAACCCCGCCGATGCCCAGCAGGTCGTCAACCAGGTGATCCAGGCGCTGCAGTTTCAGTGTCTGCCGATGCTCACCGACACCCTGGGCATCCGACGCAACGCGGCACTGGCCGATCCTCCAGGAGGTGATTGATGCGACAACAAATGGTACTCGGCGACTTTATTTTCGGCTTGTCTCGAGGATTCGCCTATTCCTCGTTGGTCCGTGCCAGCGATGGCGGCTGGAGTGACCTGGCGATTATTGCCAGCAAGTCGCAGTCGCGGCAGAGCGGTCAGAAGCTGGAAAAACTCACATTCGGCGGCACGGCCATGTACGGCGTAGGCATGCAGCGCCTGGACCAATTGCGCGCGCTGCAAAATGCGCGGGCGCCGTTGCCCCTGGTTGACGGCATCGGTCGTAACTGGGGCTTGTGGCGGATCAATTCGATTGTGGAAACCCAGAGCAATGTCATCGATGACGGCACCGCCATGGTCATGGCCTGGACGCTGGAGTTGGAGGAGTTCGCCAATGCGTAGAGTACGAAGTATTGCCGGTGATTCGGTCAACCTGTTGCTTTATCGGGAGGTGGGCCGTTGCGACGACACGGCGGAAGAAACCCTCTGGCGCCTGAACCCCGAGCTTGCCGAATATGGCCCGGTGCTGCCGGCCGGCGTGTGGGTGATCGTACCTGAACTGCACGCTCGGCCCGGAGCTGTGCGACCCGTTTTGGCCTGGGATTAAGGAGGCTGCATGGCACAGGGATTTACGCCTATCGTGGAGTTTTATGGCGCCAACGCGGCGCTGCTCAATCAACGCTTGATGCACTGGAGCCACACCGACGCCGCGGGCATTGAGACCGACCGGCTGGAGCTGACCCTGAATATCGAGGGCCTGGACGGCCTGCCCACGCTGAACGGCAAGATCGGCTTGCGTGCCGGTTACCTGGAATCGGGGTTGGTGGAAAAGGGCGAGTTTGTCGTCACCCAACGCACACCGGTGCTGTTTCCCATGCGCTTGATGATCGTGGCCACCGCGGCGCCCTTCAGCGTGGTCGATGCAACGGGTTACCGCCAGCGTCGATCCGCCAGCTACGGTCCGACCACCCTGGGCGCGCTGTTTCGCCAACTGGTCAGTCGTCACGGCTATTCACCGCGAGTGGCGCCGGCGCTGGAGGGGATTGCGATCGCGCACATTGACCAATCCAACGAAAGTGACATGGCGTTCATTTCGCGCCTTGCCCGACTTTATAGTGCAGTCACCAAACCGTTCAACGAACTCTATGTATTGGCCGAAGCCGGCCAAGTCAAGTCGCTCTCCGGCCAGCTGTTGCCGGAAGTGAAGCTGTCCGTGACGGATGACAATCGCCCCGGTGAACAAAGCTTTATCACCGCCAAGCTCGACGAAAAATCCCGCTCGAAATACCAAGGCTGCCGTACCAGTTGGTGGGATGCCTTCGCCGGCAAGCAGCGCGTCGTCCAGGTGGGGAATGCGCCGTTCAAGACCTTGCGCCAACGCTGCCAGAACGAAGCCGAAGCCCGCGCTGTTGCCGAAGGTGAGCTACGCCGTGTGGGGCGTGAAAATTTGAAGTTGCTGATCGATTGCCCGGGCAATCCATTGTTGGCGGCGGAAGGGTTGTTAGTGCTGGATGAGAGCTGGCCGTCCTATATGCAGGGGCGCTGGTCGATAAAGCAGGTGGTTCATGTCGGCGATCCGGTGACGGGATACCGCAGTTCGATCACGGCGGGTGGGTTGTCGATATAGCTACTTTTCGAGAGTAAAACCAATGGTGATAACACTCCCCCAACTGCTTGGCGTCATGCCGGATGCCCGCCTTAGAGCGGGCGTTTTTTTAATGCCCTTGAATGCGGCGTTCGTTCGCTTCGAGATTAACCGTGCCAGGCGCATTGCCGCCTTCCTCGCCCAGATCGGCCACGAATCCGGTGAGCTGCGTTACGTGCGCGAACTGGGCAGCGATCACTACCTGGGCAAATACGACACCGGCAGCCTGGCCGCACGCCTGGGCAATAGCCCCGAAGCGGATGGCGACGGCCAGTTGTACCGGGGCCGAGGACTGATCCAGATCACCGGTCGGCGCAATTACCTGGCATGCAGCCAGGCGCTGTTTGGTGATGACCGTCTGTTACGGGAGCCGATGTTGCTGGAGCAACCGCAATGGGCGGTTGAGTCGGCCGCCTGGTTCTGGCAGGTCAATGGCCTGAATGAGCTGGCCGACAAGGACCAGTTCACCAGCATTACACGGCGTATCAATGGCGGGCTGAATGGGCTGGAGGATCGCTTGCGGCTGTGGGCGCGGGCGAAGGCGGTGTTATGCGTTTCCTAGGGGCCTACCAACTGATCGGTGCTTGCCTGTTGGTGGCGGTGACCTGGCAGGTCCAGGCCTGGCGCTTGGGGGGACAGCTTGAGCGCCAGGCTTCTGCCCATGCGCAGGCGCTCAGCCAGCAACGCCAGGCGGCCTTGCATCAACAACAGGCTGAACAAGACAAACGACTGGCCCTGGAGCAACAGCTCAGTGCCAGCGACCAACATCATGCCCGGGAATTGCGCGATGCCCAACATAACCAGGCTGCTCTGCGCGACCGTCTGGCCACTGCTGATGTGCGGTTGTCAGTCCTTCTCGACGCCACCGAACCTGCCCGTGGCTGTGCAATGCCAACCGCCACCGCCACCACCGGCCTGGTTCATGCAGCCGCACGAGCCCGACTTGACCCGGCGCATGCTCAGCGAATTATCGGCATCACCGATGCCGGCGACCAGGGACTGATCGCGCTGCGCGCTTGCCAGGCATATGTGCGCGCTGTCGCCCGCTGATCTCTTGTTCCAGCCTGTCGCTTGCATGAGTGATTTGCTCCTGTAGGGTAGGCAAACCCCCGCCCACTTCTGGAGACCGTC